GTGAGGTTATCCCTCACCCCCCCTTTCATATAAGAATGTGTCCGCTGCAGGACTCTGTTTATTATTTCCGTTGCAGGAGTAATTTATAGTATTCTTAATTCATTTTTACCGAATTTTCCTAAGATTTGATGTTTGTTTTCATATCATATTAGTGTTTTGTACTGTTAATGTGATATATTTGTTATCTTCAGTGTATAAGTTATGTCTATTAATTCTAATTCCGTTGTTAATACTAAGTATTTTGATTCTGGTATGGTTGGAACTCATGTTGTTTCTCCAACTAGTACTTCTGTTGTTGTTGCTAATGATAAGGCTTTGGATACATCTACTACTGATCAGCAGTGGATGGTCAAACAGATGATGGCGAAACCCATTATAATGGGTACTATTTCCTGGACTACGTCTCAAGCTGCTGGTTTTAATAATGCTACTTATCCTATTCCCCGGTATATGTTGTCTATTAATAAAACTTGTCCCGCTTATCGAATTTGGAAATCTTACACATTTTTCCGTGGTAATTTCCATTTTAAGTTTATGGTTAATGCTACTAAGTTTCATGTTGGTCGTTTAATTGCTGCTTGGGTTCCTTTGAATGTTAATCCCGCCGAAGTCAATCAGTTTACTTTAAGTGGTTATCCCCATGTTTTTATAGATGCTGCTAATAGTGATGCCGTTGAGTTGGCTGTTCCTTTCTTTTTGCCTACCACCGCTATTAATACGTTAAGTAATAGTTCTGATGTTTTCTTTGATGCTGGTTACCTTATTATTTTGGTGTTGAACCAGTTGTCTGCTACTACTAGTGTTTCTGCTACTGTTGATATGACGATTTATTCTTGGTTTGATGATGCTGAGTTACGTATTCCTATTGATTCAGGGTTGGTTCCTGATCCATCTTTGTATAATGAAGTTCAAATGGGATTGTTAGATGATGTTGGCTCCTTCTTTGGAGTTAAGAGTACTGGAAAGGTTATGGATAGTGTTGAAAGTATTGGTTCTTCTGTTGGTGAGTTGTTTAGTGGCAATTTTGAGAAGGCTGCCGGTGATTTTGGATCCGCTTTAAAGAATACAAAAGAGTTTGTTGCCGATAACCCTGAGTTGGCTGTTATGTTATTTGATCGTCCTGTTTCGTTGAAGACCGAAATTTGTTCGAAGAAAATGACTTTTTCTTCTTTGTGTTTTGGTAAGGGTTCTGATACTGTTGGTCGTTTGGATTTGTTGCCTCAAGCTATGCATATTCCTAATGCAAGTGTTATGGCAGGTCATGTTTCTGAGTCTAATATTTTGGAATTGGTTCGAAAGCCGATGTTATTTAACCAAATAACCTGGTCTGATGGTTCAACTGTTGGAGCCCTTTTAACAAAGGGTAGTGTTTGTCCTACTTGGTTTAGTCATGTGTTTACCGCTCCTTTTGGTCAACCCACTTATTTGTCTGGTATTTCTGATATGTTTGTTTATTGGCGTGGTAAGATTATGATTCGTATAGATATTGTTGCTTCACAGTTTCACTCTGGTCGTCTAGCTTTTTGTTATATGCCTGAAGTTAAAATTACCGATAGTGATCCTACCATGACTACTGCAATGTCTTCCCCTACTGTTATAATAGATTTAGATAATACTGCTAATCGTTCTTTTGAAATTGAGATGCCGTTCATATCCAATCGTCCTTGGTTGGGTACGTCCTCTCCTAATGATAATGAGTTAGAGAAATCTAGTTGTGGTACTTGGTATGTCTTTGTTTTGAATCAGTTAGTCCATCCGGATAATGTGCCTACGTCTATTGTTTTTAATTTGTATGCTTATGCTGGTGATGATTTTGCTTTGGCTTTTCCTTCTGTTCCTTTTAATCAGACGGATGATTTTGCGATTCAAATTCAAGCTGTTCCTGATCTAGCACCCGCAATTAGTAGTGAAGATAAAGAGTTGAATGAGACGCAAGCCGATGATGGTGATGATGGAGATGTTAAGCCGTTGGATGAAAGTCCTGAAGATTCTGCAGCTTTGGTCGTTTCTAATACTACTTTGGCTCCAGACTTCAAGCATTTCTTTAATGAGTTTACAGGCGATTTAAGAGATGTTATAAGAAGATATGGTCTTGCTTATCCCCCTTTTGTGATGTCTACCGTTCCTGGAACTACTGCCAAAGCATTTTCTCTATCTTTGCCTGTGACTCCGATTAGTTATGGTATTGCTTCTTATTCACAATTAGCATATTTTAGTCGAATGTTTGCTGGCTGGTCGGGTTCTTTGCGTTATAAGATTTTATTTGCTAATTCTCAAGTTAATTGTGTCCGTATGTGTGCTGTTTTTGATCCTGAGTTATTTGTGAATACACCTACTTGGACTTCTACGGCTGCAGAGAATTTTAGTTTAACATCTGGTATGTATGCGATAAAAGTTAATAATTTGACTGATGAGCATGGTTTTGAAGTAGAAGTTCCATATGCTTCCCCCTTTCATTTTTTGCCATTGAGAATATCTGCTGAAACAGTGCAGTTGCAACAGTTTACTAATGGAACTTTAAATTTGTGTTTTACGTTGCCGTTTGCGGCCGAGTTTTCTGAGAAGATTGAGGTGGCTATTTATGTGGCTGCTGGTGATGATTTTAATTTTCATTTTCCTATTTCTATTTTTCCTCGTAATGTTGAATAGTTGTTTTTGTTTCTATGTTTTAAGATAATTATAAAAATCCAAAAATATGTATCGTTTTCATTATACTTTATAGTCTCATATTGTAAAGGACATGCGCAGCGAGAGAGTCATACTCGTGGTCTGTGATAGCGCACGCTTCGGTTCGTAAGGTCAAGTAAGGCCGGTGCGGTGGTGACTCCGATATCCGCTTATTCTGAGTGGTAATGTTTGAGCCCCATTGAGAGATCAGTACCTATCGTTTTAGATGTGGGAATCACCCTCTTATGGGACTAGCTCCTATAGCTTGGAACACTTAATTGTGATTCCGCGACCTTATACTTTGCGATGCTGTGCGAAACAGCGACCGTCTACTTAAAATTTCGGTTATTTTATTCATGAAAGTACAACTTACATAAATAACGATTTGTTTTCCTTGAAAACTGCGAGTTATAAAGTTGATTTTAAAATTGAAATATTGTTTATCTTATCCATTTCGTAATGAGTTTAATTAATTATATAAGTGATGATTTGTTGTCGTTTTATTTTCAGTGTGATAGTGAGAGAACACATTTTTGTATGATGAATGATTTTGGAGTTCATGATTCCTGTAGTGATTTGCAGGTTCATTTTCCTAAGTATAAAGGAAAAGTGTACGCTGAGTATTTGATGAGTGTTAAGGAAGGTGATCTTTTTAGAGGTCATGCTAGTGCGAGTACAGAGCTTGAAATGCGAGAAGAGTGTAGATATGTTGAACTAGCACGTCAGTTAGGGATTCCTGAGAAGGATATGGAGCCTTATAGTGCTTTGTTGTTTTGGCGATTATTTAAAAGATTGTATTATCGATTTTATAAGAAGCCATTACCTCCATGTACGTATAAGGCGGTTGCCCATTTGTCACATCAATGGAATGGGCATGTTTCTATGTACGAAGACCTAGTGTTGGCGTTATGGAATGCCCGCCATGGAACTGCATTTAAGAGTAGGTTGTTTTCTTGGACAAAACCCCTCTTTACTTTTAGTAGAGATGAGTTTGTGGTTGAAATGTATCAGCCTGGTACTTTGAATGTAGTATGGAAGGATAAAGGTATTTTGAGAATACCCGCTATAAAACGTGAAGTTTGTGAGACATGGTTTTGTATGAAAGTGAAGAAGTTTCCGAAACGTTTGTTGAATGAAACCCAAATGAGTTATGATGGGTGGATTTATGATATGGATGGAGAAGTTCCTAACTGGAAAAGAATGTCGTTGGAATCATATCGAATCCATTTGCAAGAGTGGCATAAACCAGGTAGTAATCATGGGTTTATGCATCCGAATTTTCGCTGTTGTGATGAGAAAGAACGTCGTGTTAGTTCGCGCTTTGATTGGTTTGAACCTGAAGATCATCTTCATGGATGTATTCTTTGGATGCCTGACTATCAGTGCGTGGATGCGTGTTGTGAATTTGTGGTATCTCACCACGAGAACCTTGTGAGTTTTGATGTACAGCATCAGTTTGAGCATGCTTGTGGTAAGTGTAGTTGGTGCCCTGGAAGGTCTAGGATGTATCTGAATCATGAGATGGAGAATTGTTTCTTTTGTCAAGTTTTAAAGACACGTTCTATGATTAGTCGAGGTACCCGAGTATTGAATGAGACACAGATGTTTAATGTGAAAGTTGGTGGCGCTGAAGGCGTTTCTCAAAGAGTTAATGATTTTCTCGATAGAAATATGGAGAAGATTGAGACTGTTATTGAAGACGTTCACGGTGTAACTGCTGAGTTTGCGAAAGAGAAAGAGAACATCTCTAGCAGTTGTGATGATATTAAAACAATTCTTAAGGACATGCGTAGTACGCTTAATGCGTTTTCTAGTAGTGTGAGTCCCGCAAGAGTTGATGCGATTTTTGAGCAACTGGCTGAGAAGTTGGATAGTGTTGGCGATAAGCTGACACAGCTGGTTAGTGATGAGACACGTGGAGTGTTTGAGGCTGGTCGGGTTGGTATAACAGATACTTTGAATAAAGTTACGAAGGGTATTCACGCAATTCAGTATACCACTGGGCGAAAAATTTTAATTACAATTGAGATTTTTTGTTTATGGTTTTTGTATGATTATCTGCCTAGCTGGCTTTGGTATCTGTTATTAGCGTTTAGAGCTATCATGTGGTTCGGATATGAAGGAGAACTTCATAAAGCAATCGCCTGGATATATGGTTTAATTTCGAGACAATTTTGGAAGGAGGCCTCGACCGAAGAGTTTGTTCCTACTATACCTATAGTTGAAGAAGAGTTTGATGATTCGAACCCTTTTAATACTACTCAAGGAATAGAAACTGGAACTGCTCTGATTGGGGCAACCATATTTGGTGCGATTTTTGCGACAATTAATAAAACTTTGCCGCAGAAGAATGAGACTGAGAAGTTTTTGAAGACATTTGATTCGATATTTCAAATAAACCGTGGATTGGACCATATTCCGAAGTTTATTACGTATTTAACCAATACAGTAAATAAGGCTTTAGAATATGTGTTTGGAATGCAAACTCCTTATGAGAAATTGTCGAAGATGTTGCGAGAAGAAGAACCGAAACTCTTGGGCTGGGCTCAGCGTGTTTCTGAACTATCTAGAGAAAGTGCTAGATTAGCGTTGGAACACGATGAACCTTTGCGTCGCGAGATATTGATGTTACGAGAACAAGCAAATAAGTACTCTGTGATCTTTTCTGATAAAAGATTTCCTAGAGAGCTTTTGGTTGCTTTTCATGTTGCATATAAGGAATGTATGGCTCTTGGTGATAAAGTCGATAAGGCTATTGTTTATAGAGAGTTTCGTTATGATCCTTTTTGTTTTTGGCTTGCTGGAAAGCCTCGGATTGGAAAGTCCTTAGTGTGTGTTGAGTTAGCTCGTTATATGACTAAATTGTTAGGTTTACCCCTAAATAATTGTTTGTATTCGAGGGGACCGACTGACCATTGGGATCGATATGCACAAAATCCTATTGTGTATTATGACGATATGGGTCAGAATAGAGGGTTGAAGGAAGAAGTTATGTGGAATGAGTTTATAAATATGCGATCCAATGCTGCATTTATAACTCCCCAGGCGGATTTGACTGATAAAGGTAGAGTGTTTGCTTCATATGCTCTATTGTGTTCAAGTAATATACTTTATCCAAAGTCAAATACCGTTGCGTTGAATGAGGCACTACAAGGACGTCGACATATGACTGTTATGGCTTTTTTGTCTGATAAGAAGTACCTTAAGAATGGTATTCCAAATGCGAGAAAGATTCATGAAGATGATGAGAAATATCCTGGTGAATATCGGCATTTGTCTTTTGCCGTTTGTCCTCCTTTGGAAACATTAGAGCCGACGAGCGGTGATTTGACATTTGCTGAATTGAAAGAAGTTTTGAAAGAAGAACTTTTAGATCATCATGATTTGCAACAGCGGTTGATTAAGAAGTATTATGATGGTATTATGTTGGAGAATCCTGAGAATGTTGAGACTATGGCTGAGACACGTGAAATAAGAATTGAGCAGGTGCCAGAGGGCGGAAATGAGACCCAAGGGCCTACTGCGAGCGCGAGTTCACAATCTAGTTATTGGTCCTTTCGTACTAGGAAGATGCCTGATGGTAGTTTTCAAGATCTTGACGACTGTGATGAAAATCGCAGGTGTAACTTGGGAGTTTTACCCCCAGGGTTGAGAGATTATACTGCTAGATTGCATTCTAGAATAGTCGAAGGTAACGATAATATGTTTAATGGACTAGTTAAGGTACCGGATCCCCTAGCAATAGAGGATGTGGAAGATGATGAGCTGAGAGAATTTTTGATGAGACATAAGGTGTTTGGAGATGCACATACTGGTTTTTATCGGTATACAAAGAATGATCTTGAGTTGTTGAAGAAGTTTACGCTTCGGAATGCAATTTTGGTGCAGACTCCGGGTACTTATGTTTCTGATGAGTTCTTTGAATTTGCTCAGAATACATGGTTTGGAGCTATGTCTGAACATTTGAGGCAAGCTTGGTATGTGTTGACGTATAATCGTTTCCAAGCATTACGTAGCGGTTTTGTTGATACTCTGAAGCGTTTGACGGGTTATAATTATCTGAAAGATGCTTTAGTTTGGTATAAGGAGAAGTTCGCAACTGTAGCTGAGAAAGTGAGTAAGTTTTTGCAGGAACACCTTCCGATGAAATTCTTTTTGAAAGCATTGAAGTTTGCGGCTGTTATGGGTGCGGTTGTTTTATTGTGTTTTGGCGCATATAAACTGCATAAGAAGTTACATGAGAAGCCGAAAGTTATTATGGTTGGTGAACCTCCAAATATGTATCCGGTTCTTGCTAGTAAGTATAAAGAGTTGCAAGGTGAAGATCAGATAGCATATTGTGTGGAGAGACGGACTGAATGGGAGAAAGCATTGCATGATGGAGAATCTCAGAAAGTCTTAGATTCCTTGTTAAATGAAGCTCAGACGGGACCTTCGGGTGATCAGAAAACTTCCCGAGCGAAGGCGAAAGTTGTTGTACGAAATAAAAAGGAAATGAGTGATGCGGTTCTAAAGAAGAAGTTAGAGATTCCGAAAAGTGGTGTTGTGGTAAATGAAACTCAGTCTTGTCCAGATCAGAATGCTATTGAGTTGAGAGATCATAAAATCATACCACATATGTGGACGTTGATTGCATGGCAAGATGGGTATGATAAGCCCAGAACAATAGTTGCACTTGGTATGGATGGACAGAATTTGCTTTTACCTTATCATTTTGTTGAAGGACTAGATCAGGGAACGAGAATTACCGCAGTTGGAGCCTCTGGTATCTCAGTGACTTTTGCCTTAGATTGGTGGAAGACTAAGAGATTTGGAAAAGCTGATGTGTGTTTGATTCGAGATGTTGCTAGACTTCCTCCAGCTCCAATATTGTCAAAGTATTTTATTCGAGATGAGGATTTGCCTTGGTATAGAGCGATGAATGGTGAGCTTATAATGCGAACGCATGATGCAAAGAGAGGGGACAGCTTTATAATATATCCCAATCTTGATATTAAGGCCTTGGATTTAGTTGATAAACCAACTGAACACCTGGTCGGTAAAGAGATTGTGAATGTTAGGCAGGGTTGGTCTCATGATGCGCCTACGAAGAAAGGAAACTGTGGATCGTTGTTGATGGTTTATGGTGGAAAATATACGCGAAAGATGTTGGGAATTCATGTTTCTGGTTATGCTGGTAATACTGGAGGTATTTGTACTCTGGTGACAGAGGAAATGATTCTCGAAAATTTATCAGAAAATGCCTTTGATATAAATGAGGAGCAGAGAGGAACACTGTTAGTGGATGAATGTGATTCAAGTTTTATTCCTTGTGGATATAAAGTTTTTGGTCATGTCCACCCAACTAATGCGGTGTTTGCACCTGCTAAATCGGATATAAAGAAGAGTGTTCTTCATGATTTAGTTCGAGAACATGTTACAGAACCATCTGTGTTGTCGTCGCGAGATGTGCGTGTGAATAGTGAGTTTTTAGGTTTGAGTCCGTTTTCTAATGCTCTTGGTAAGTATTGTGTTCGTACGATGCCTTTTTCTCCTAACTTAATTTGGAATGTTGAGTCACATTTAGAGATGGTTCATGAACAATTCGTGAAACCACTTCGTGAGGATATAGACCAAGTTAGTTTGGAAATGGCAGTGAATGGATTAGATATAGACCATTATGAGTGTTTGAATATGGAATCCTCTCCAGGTTTTCCATATGTTAAGGATAGAAGGAATGGTGATAAGGGAAAGAAATTTCTCTTTGAGCAATTGCATGTTGAGGGCGATCGTACTAATTATCAAGCAAAACCCCACTTGGTTCAAGATATTATTAATCGGCTTTCAACTATGCTGAAAAAGATATTACCCTTTACTATTTGGGTTCATTGTTTGAAGGATGAGCGACGATCGCTTAAGAAGATAAGAGAAATGGCCACACGTATATTCACAATGGGTCCTGTAGATTTAACCCTTTTAGGGCGAATGCTAACAATGGATTTTGTCGCTGCTTATATGGCTGCCAAAGGTAATTTTTACTCAATGGTGGGCATAGATATTTCATCTCCAGAATGGACCAAACTTTATAACCGTTTGCGATCTGTTGGACTGAAGGGTGGTGATGGAGATTATTCAAAGTATGACGGTATTCTGGATCCCGATTTGATGTATGCCGCTATGCGTTTGATTGCTAAGTGGTATGATAAGTATGCTCCTAAAGGAACATATCTTGATTTCTATGGACATAAGATCTTTATTACACCTCAACAAAGATCTTTTATCCTACACTTGTTTGCTGTGGAGTTTGTCCATAGTATTCAATTGGTGTTGGATATTTTACATCAAAAGGTCCAAGGAAATCCTTCGGGTAACTGGTTGACAGTTATACTAAATACAATTGTGGGGGAATTTTTGTTGATTCTTTCATTTTTGGAGATTGCTCAGGAAACTGACCGATATGAATTTTTCTCTGTCGAAGCCTATTTGGAACATGTACGAGATGCAATTTTTGGTGACGACAATATGTTTTGTGCGGCTCCTGTAGTTTTGGAATGGTTTAATCCACTCTCTTTAAGTTTAAAGCTTGCTGAGTATGGAATAACATATACAACTGCGGATAAGTCTGGCGCAGACCAGAGTGAGAAGTGTGTGGATGATTTACGCTTCTTAAAATGTGGGTTCCGGCCACATGATAAATATCCGGAGAAGAAAATGGCGAATATTGATACTGACTCGATATTTGAACTGACAAATTGGATACGTGAGTGTCCTGATGAGTTGGAACAAACTAGGGTTCAGCTTCATGAAGCGTTACGATTTTCTTACTATCATGGAAAGATGTTTTATGACGAGATGAGGATGCGGATAAACCGTGCGATTGATCAAGCTGATGTTCCCATACAGAAGTTTGGTGATGAATATGGATTGTTGGATGCTGTGTTTCTAAATAAATTTTTCTAGAATGGGATGTTATAGAGGC